TGCCACACGCTTTTTTCTCAGCGATATCAGCCATGTACCAAGATGGAACTTTAGTAGCGGATTTATTTCCTTCTTTTTTGATTTTATATGTACTTTGAGCACAATTAGTCAATAAAAGACCTAAAGTAGCGATCATTATATATTTCACGTACTTATTCATTATTTTTTACTCTCCTTTTTCACCTTATTGTATATATCATATACTAATTGCTTTGTTTTGTCAACAAGCTGAGTCTTCTCAATTGTTGTTGTAATAGGAATATATGAAAAAGCAATTAAAATCCATACAACTCCTATAGTAAATAGTGTTTTTATCATACTAAACATTATTACATTACCTCCCATTTGCCTGTCGGCGTTAAACACACAGTTCCTGTCTTACTAAAAAGACCTTTAGGTTTTGCATACTTTCTGCAATATAGAGGTGCGTTAATATCTCTATAATAGAACTCAGCAAAAAGTTCCCAATAACCTGGTTTTCTTGCCTTTTCTAATTCTATTTGTTTTTCTAATTCTTTAATTTTTTCATTTTTAGTAATACCGTGTTTAGTATCTGCACAATGTAATACTTCCTTTTTAGTAATAGTATCACCTTCTTGTTTTATCACTACAGTTACAAAACACCATTGTCCATCAGGTGTTAACCATCTTTCTTTAATATCACTTTTCAAAACACCTTCTTCATCATTTAATTTAATTTTTACTGCATCATAAGTTTCATTACCTGTTTCAACTTTAATAACTCCTTTATCTTCCCATAAATCTGTATTCAAATCATCATATAAACCTTCTACCTCCGCATGGCCTTTTGAAAACCAAACCATTAAAAGTATTGCTGTTATAGATATTGTCATTAAAAATTTTATATAATTATTAAATCTCATTGTTGTATCTCCACTCTACCATCTGGTAATATACACGCCACACCAAAATTAGTTCTTCGTATAGGTGAACCTGCAAAATTTACAGGCCATGATGGTGTTATATCAATTGTACTTTCATAACTTCTACACTTAATTGGTCCTTCATACCAAGTTCTAGTAGTTTTAATAATACCAGAATTTTTAGTTTTAGGATTATACCAATTTGTTATATTAGGTTTATTTGGTGCCCCTAATAAATGATCCACAAAATATTTCTTATGTTCATTAAAATCATCATTCCAAACTTGGTCTACAGCAACTACTGCTCCAGCAGCAGCACAAGCAGCAATAACAGCAGGATCATTAACTATTCCTGCACACGTCATTCCTATATTTGAACCCCCTAATAAAATAGGTGTATTATTTCGCACACTACTACAATTTGTGAGTAACAAAAAACTAATGAATAGTATTAGATTTTTTTTCATCTTTTTGTCTTTGTGCTTCACGTTGTTGTTGTATATGCCAAGGTACAATACCTAAAGTATCCCAATTATATTGGTCAGGATCACCACTTTCATACATTTTAATTAAATTTTTAAAGTTTATCTTCAAATGTCTATACACACTTGAATTAAGACTCTTTGCTTCAGCATGTGATTGTAAATAAGCAATTCTATTCTTAAATACTTCTTTATTATCTTTTGTTTTTTTTGATAATTTTAAGTCTTTTTTTCTCTCAATATCAAATTCCTTGAAAATATCTTCTTTACTTGTCATAATTTGTCCCTTCATAATATAAGTTTATACAGCTATGCTATCAGTTTCATCAAGAAAGTCAAGCGTTAAAAAGCATAGTAAATTCAACGTTTTTCCTTGTTTTCTTTATCTTCTATCATATCATTTTCATACAATTTATAAGATTTTTCACCGTTCCAGTAATATCCTGTAACTTTACCCTTACTTTTTTTTATTTTTTTCTTATTTTTCTTCTTTTTTAATTTCATTTTAACTTTTTATCCAAATATTTCTGATACTTTTGCTGATGTTAATTCTTTACTTAATATATGTAATTTTACCGTATCTTTATGTTTTATTAAATATTCAGCAGAATCATAATCAAGGCCTTCAACAGACAATTTATGTTGAGCGGGAACATCACTACCACAATGTTTACAAATTGATTTTTTAACTATATCAAAATGATATAAAAATTTATATTTTTCATATTTAATAACACGTTTCCCGCTCATAATTCTATAGTCGTTATTTGACTAATCCTATTTTTTTAAGCAAATCACTTAATTGTAATTTAGCACTTGCCCAACTTTTCTTTTGGTACTCTTTTGTTTTATCTATTTCAAAATTAACAAAATCAGTTACCACAACCACAGCACCATTAATTTTTTCAGAAATAATGTTACTTTTTGGTTCTGCATTAGCAATACCCATAGATAGTAAAAATATTACAACTATCCAAATCGTTGCTTCTTTTCTCACTTTATACATAAGTTATTCTCCTCCATTATGTTTTTTATTAAATTTGACCCCAGGTCATTGTACGTAGCTGGTCCACCATACATATGGGAGGGTCTTCCGCGCTGAGTCACCTCTCGGTTCCGAAATCCAGTCTTTTGGGTACAATGACCTGGGCTCAAATTTTGAATAGTAATACCATCTGATATACTCATAATTTTTTCTCCTTAAATGGAATCCATTTAACTTTGCCTTGTAAATAATCCATTTCAGCTTGTACATTTTGTTTATAAGATGGTCTTTTAAACATTGTCTTTGCGTCACCAGGTTTAAAATCTTTCTTATGTGATATTGTAATATGTGCTGGTCCTTTATCAATTCTTTTTAATTTTTTATATGTTTCAGCTAAATACATATCACTTACCCAAAATGCCTCTATGTTCTTATTTGCTCTTTTTTCTTTAATATAAACATCAACTTTTTTACCACACAATTTAGTTAACTTTTTACAAGTTTCATTGTTTGGTTTATATGCAAGTGTAATGTGGTCTCCATTTACAACATCCATTGTTGCATTTTGTTTTACAGCATCATAGGATTTTTTATCTAATGCAACTGCATAGTATCCGTTATTCATATATTTTTTATTTCTTTTTGAAATTTAAGTTTTTGATCAGCAGTCATTGAATGGACTGCCTTATATAACAAAGTAGATTCATCAACAAATTCTTTAGCATTTGGCCTACTTTCTGCGGCCATTACATCATAACAAGTATTAATAACATCTTCCGTTAAATTTACTTTTTCTTCTTTTTGTTCTTTTAACTGGTCGTTCATATTAAAATATCTTTATCAAAATTATTGTTTGCATAACCAACAACACAATTGGAATTATAGTTCTAATTAACTCCATAATATGGTTGTATTCATCTAATTTTTTTTCTAACTTATTTCTATTAGATTGCTTCTTTATATATTCACTATAAAAATCTTTCATTACTTCCCTACTGACATTTCATTTTCTAATTCTAACATAGTATCAATTTTAGAATCTTCAGGTTCTTCTAAAGGTAATTCCATTTGTGTAGGTTCTTCTACTAATTTATATTTACCTAAAGGATTTAAAGCTTCTGCAACTTCTTCCTGTGTTCTTAATTGAAATAACATATCTTTAGCGTTATCTAATTTACCATCGTCAATATTATCAACTATTGAATTAATGACATCAACTTTATTTGTGAAGCCATTTATATCTATTTTATCGTTCATAGTGTTCCTCCTTTTACCATTGAAAAATATTAGCCATTATTATTAATATTAAAAAAGTTGGTGTTACTATACTTAATGGCCAAAAGTCTAATAACTCTCTCCAACCTAATTTTGTTAATTTATTATTTCGTTTAATACTTCTTTTAATTTCCATAACTAAATCGTAAAGTGGTTCTCCTTTTTGAAAATTAGGAAAATCCAAATCACTCAATAGTTTCACTTGATTATATGCCTCTAATACAGTTGTCTTTTTTAGTTCAACGTTTACAGTTTTCATTATCTGTAACCTTTCATCTTACGAGTTAATATTCTCATTACTAATGCTTCAATTTGTCTAACTCTTTCAGCCGTTTTTATATTTAAAATACTAGCCACTTCTTTTAGAGTTTTATCGCCACATATTCTTTCTTTTAAAACTATTAACATTCTTGCTTTATAAAATTCATCTGATATTTTAGTGGCATGTGAACTAACCTTATAGCTTTGAATAGCCTCAATGGCGTCTTTTATAGGACTTTTTATATCACTATCAAAATTCATTAGTTTATCCTTCTATACCTGGTTTCTCTTTAGTTCCATAAACAACTTTTTCAAAATCGCCTAATGGATCCATTTCTTCTTGTTTTGCAACAACTTCACCTTTGTCATTAATGACATCGGTTTCTAAAGCGTAAGTGTCTATTTCAACATCTCCGTTTTCTTTAGCATTTTCTAAGCCGTCATATTCATCATAAACAACTTTACCAAGAAATTTAGTATCACCTGAATCTGTATAGTTAGCGTCTACCATATAAGTTTCAACACCGTTATTAGCGTCTGTTAAATCTTTATTGATTTTATCGTGGTTAATTCCACCGTTATCTGAAAAGATTTTATCTGCTTCATCTTTATTTGTAGCAAGACAATCTTGTTCAATACAAAGTGTGTAGTAAGTTTTGTTTCTGTAAAGATTCTTACCTAAATCTTCTTTATTTACATATACGTCTGTTAATTGACTCATAGTGTTTTTTCTCCTTTTTTATATTTGTTTGTTAATTCTGTATTATAGTCCTTTTTAAAAAATTGTCTTCCATTGAATAATTGTCCATAATCATTATATAAATCCATATAATCTTCTTCATCTGAATTTAAAGAATATCTGTCTCCAAATGTTTCATAATATTCATCTCCGAATATTATTTCCATTTTTGTATTACCTGTAAAATTTGAAACTTCTTTAGCGTCTTTTTCACCACCAACTGTATTGATATAATTCTTATCAAAATAAGCTTTCATTTTAGGGAATTTAGCTTCTAATTTTGCCTTTTTATTAAGGTCAATATCCATATTTCTATAGACAGTAGAATATGAATAAAAATATGGTTCTGAAATAGATTCATCATCCTCATATTCTCTTCCATAAACAAGATTCATAGTATTTTTAGATTGTTCTTTTAACAATTTCTTATCTGGATCTTCGTATTTTTTCATAATTTTCATAGTGTTTTTTTCAATTTCTACTGCTATATTATCAAAAAAAAACGTTATAGTCAAGCACTAAAAAGCGTTGATTTTACTGGGTTTTTAAGGAATTTAAGTACATTTTGTCGCACTTTTTATTGTTTATTTGGGAATTTTAGTTTCAAATTACTATAAAACCATTCTCTACCATTATAACCTATTATTCTAGCTAATTCTTTTCTACCATTCCATATAATAAATGTTGGTGTTCCTCTAATAGGTTTAATTCTATTTTCTTTGTATGCTTCTTTAAACCAATCAGGTTGATTATGTGCATCAATAATAATCAATGGTAATTCTTTGTTATCATAATCAAATGCCACCTCTTTCATAAAAGCACTACAATAAGAGCAATATTTACTATGAAACATTAATAACTCTAAAGCATAAATTTTAGTAGTAAAGAACAGAACAAGAACAAATGCTAATAAAAATCTAATCATATTCTCATTTAATCTCCAAATCCATCTATTGCTCTTGGATGAAATGCCTCTTTCTTTTCTTCTTCGTTCAATTCATCATATTTCTTTTTCTTTTTTTTATATTCTTCTTCTGTTAAACTATGCCACCCAATACAAAGATTTGTTGGTGACCTACCACATTGACATGCACTCATAAGTTTAGATAACCCGCTTTCACAATATAATATGAATCTACAATATCAGTAACAGGATTATTTAATTTAATTTGCTCAAATGCTTTCATTAAATCAACACCTGTATCTTTAACAAATTGTTCATACATTTTTAATTTATCTGCATTACCCTTACCTGTTGCTTTTTTCTTTATCACACCTGGAACTATTACTTCAAATTTCTTTTTCTTTTTAAAAAGTTTATGTTTTAATATTCCCATATTCTCTGCTAAATTAAAAACAAGACCTTTACTTCCATAACTATAACCTTCTATAAAAATATTATTATCAGTATCACCAATATGATCAATCGCCCAATTTGAAATTTGGTCATGCCGTTCTGTCTGGGAGGTATAGGGTAAATGTAATCCACCTAGTATCTTTCCATTCTCATAAACATTATTATATTTCTTTACACTTGTTAAATAATATATAGTACAATTTTTCCAATCAAACTTTCCATCACATACACAAATAGCAGGACTAGTTAAACTATAATCAATTCCAATTAGTGTCTTCTTCATCTTCACTATCATATATTGCTTCATCCTCATCTATCCCAGAAGCACCTCCACAGAACGGACAAGTATCAGGTTCCACTTCTATATCTTCCCATTTTATCCAATATTTTGCTTCACAATGCGAACAAGTAAATTTTGTATTATTGGCCATTAGAGTTTAAATGTTTTGAATTGGTCTCTTTTTACATCTTGTTTTATACCACCAACAACATAACTTTCTATTTCAGTTTCCTGTGGTGCATTTTGCATTGACCTACTATTAAACCAATGTTTAGTCCAAGGTAAAGGATTCATTGTAATAGATTGTTCATACTTAACATTTAATCCTATTGCTCTCATACGTCTATTAGCAATATACTCTACATAATTATGTAATAATTTTTCTGATAATCCTATCATAGAACCTTTTGAAAATAAATGTGTTGCCCACCGTTTTTCTTCTTGTACAGCTTCATCATATAATTGATATAATTCTTGCTCTGTATCTTTTATAACTTTACTCATTACCCTATCATTTTCAGGACCTCTATAATTATTAATAATTCTTTGAGATATAGCAAGGTGTTGGTTTTCATCCCTAGCAATTAATGATAATATTTTAGCACTACCTTCCATTAATTTAAGTTCACCAAATGCAAACGAACAAGCAAACGATACATAAAATCTTAAACCTTCTAATATGTTTACAGTTATCAATGCTAACCATAATTTCTTCTTTAGTTCATACTCATCAATATCTTTAGAATCCATCTTGTAGGCGTATCCTAATGCGATTAAATCATCATATTTTTGAGTTACAGACTTAGCTCTCTTTTGTATTTTCTCATCTTCTATAATTGTGTCAAATACATCACTAGGGTCTGGATATAGATTTTTAATGATATATGTATAACTTCTACTATGAATTGTCTCCATAAAATCCCAAGTAACAATACAACCTTCTAATTCTGGTAAACTTACAAAAGGTAAAAACGCAAGACATGGTCCCCTACCTTGCACACTATCAAGCATTGTTTGATATTTTAAATTAGATGTAAAAATAAACTTTTGGCTTTCAGATAATTCATTATAATCATTTCTATCTTTTTGTAAAGATATTTCTTCTGGCCTCCAAAAATAACCCAACTGTTGTTGTGTTAATTTATCAAAGAAAGGATATTTAAATGTATCATATCTTTGTACAGCCAAGTCTTCACCAAAAAACATTGGTTGTTTTGTAGAATCTATACCCTTTGTTTTATTAAAAACTGTTTTCATTATTGTATCGGTTTCTCATATTTAATCTTACTCAGCTTCTCACAAGCAGAGCAATCACATTTCTTACAAATCTTATCACCAGTTTTATCATAAAACGGCTCAGGACAATGTGCTTCATTATTACAATTTTTGCATTTCTCCATTACTTTCTTTCCTTATCTTCATAAAAATAATCATCCGTATCTCCAAATGACCATCTAGCTTCTTGCTCACAATGAAAATATCTTGTAGATACTTTAAAGTCAGGTTTCTTTAATTCTTTAGGTGTCAAAGATTGTTCGTACCACAACATACGATTATTAGGTTGAGCAAAAAATTGCCCATTTTCAAGTTTACCAAAGTTAAACTGTTTATGTTCAGACGGCACCTCAGCAACTCCACTATTTATCATATTTGGATTACTATGACAACTATCTATAGTAAACATATAATTTCCTTTCATTCTTTGTCCACCTTTTAACCATATCTCAACATCACAATTCTTTAATAATTGCTTATACCAAATTTGTATATCATAACTAAAACAATCCCATAATTCTATTGTATCTAAAGGTAATTGCTCTTCTTTTTTAATATCTTTTTTCCATACCAATGCACTTAAAGGAAGCTTATCAAAACAAGCTCCATATTCAGGTAAATATGCTTCAAAATATAATGCTCTACCTTGTAAAGATTTTACAGCAATTAAAACACATTCAACCAAATCACCATACCCTTTTCCTAAATCATAAAGATATTCCTTTTTAATCCAACATTGTATATATGGTATATTTGCTACAAAATTCATTTAAATTTTACAAGGATCGCAATCCTCATCCTCTACCTTCTTTGGTTCTTCCTCATAAGTCATTGGATGTGCAGGTTCATCTTCATCTTTTTTACTATCATATGTATTTTGATAATAAGAAGTTTTCCATCCCAATCTATAAGTATTTAATAAGTCATTAGCCATTACTGACAATGGCACTTTACCATCTTCATAATGTTCAGGATTATATGACCAATTAGCTGAAATAGCTTGGTCAAAATATTTTTGCATTACTGCTACAATATTAATATATCCTTCGTTAGATTTCATATCCCATAATAATGTATAATTATTTTTTAATTTATTGTACTCTGGTACTATTTGTTTTAAAGGGCCTTTTTTAGATTTTTTAACAGTTAAGTAATCTCTAGGAGGTTCAATACCATTTGTTTCATTTGATACAACCGATGAAGATTCTGATGGCATTTGTGCTGATAATGTACTATGTCTTAACCCATATTTCTTTATTTCTTTTCTCAATTCTTCCCAATCATATGCCAATTTTCTATCTACAATTTGGTCTACTTCTTTTTTATATGTATCAATAGGTAAAATACCGTCTGCATATTTTGTTTTATCAAAATATTCACATTTATTTTTTTCTTTTGCTAACTCAATACTAGTTTTTAAAAGATAATATTGAAATGCTTCCGTTAATTTATCTATTTCTTTCCAAGCCTGTTTTTGCTCATAACTATAACCTTTTTTAGCAAGATAATGAGCAAGACCTATATAACCAATTCCTAAACTTCTTCTTGCCTTTGTAGATTTTTCTGCTGATTTAATAGGATATGCTTGATGTTCTATAATCTCATCTAAAGACCTAACCGCTAAATCACACAATGGTTCCAGTTCTTCTGGCCTGTTTATCTTTCCAATATTAATAGCAGATAAAATACATAAAGCAATTTCTCCTTCTCCATCAATATGTTGTATAGGGTCTGTTGGAAGTGTAATTTCTTGACATAAATTTGACATCCAAATTCTATCTTTAAAAGAAGAATGGTCATTACAATGGTCTATATTCATAATGTAAATACGACCTGTTTCAGCTCTCTCTTTCAATATATCCATAAAAAGTTCTTGAGCTGCTATTTTCTTTTTCCATATAGATGTTTTTCTTTCCGCTATTTCATAGAGTTTATCAAATTCTTTTGACCCCCATGCTTTATATAATTCAGGAACTTCATGTGGTGAAAATAAAGTTATATCTTCATCTTTAATAAATCGTTCATAAAATAATTTTGATAATTGAATTGAATAATCTAATTTTCTTACTCGGTTGTCTTCCGATCCTTTATTGTTTTTAAGTACGATAATATCTTCAATTTCCTTGTGCCATATAGGGAAGTGAACCGTTGCACTACCACCTCTAACACCATTTTGGGTGCAACATTTGACTGTTGCTTCAAACTTTTTAAGGAATGGAATAACTCCTGTATGTTGGACCTCACCGCCCCTAATCCTTGAATTAATCCCACGGATTCTACCTGCATTAATCCCAATGCCAGCCCTTTGAGCAATATACCTGCCAACGGCCATATCACTAGAAAAAATAGAAGGTAAAGTATCGTCAATATCAACCAAAACACAGCTAGCGTACTGGCGCATAGGAGTCCTAACACCAGCCATAACGGGAGTAGGAATATTGATTTTAAATTGTGAAATAGCATCGTAGTATTTTTTAACATAGCTCATCCTTTTGTTTTTTGGATATTTTGAAAATAGCACAGCTGAAATCATCATGTACATAAATTGTGGTGTTTCGTACAACACACCTGTTGACCTATCTTGTACCAAATATTTGTCTATCACCTGTCTTAATCCTGCATAAGTAAAATCGTAATCTCTATCATGCTTAATCCAGTATTCCATCCTATCAAATTCACTACGGTTATAATCCGCCATAATTTCTTTATCATATAAACCTATATTTACTATTCTTTTTAGATGGTCATAAAAATGTGGATGGTCCCATAATTTATGAAATATACCTTTTCGCAAACTAAACAATAAAAGACGTGAAGCAACATAAGTATAATTTGGATTATCTAATGATATTAAATCTGAAGCAGATTTTATTAATATTTTTTGGATTTCATCTGTAGAGATATTGTCATAAAATTGTAAATCTGCGTTCATTTCAACCTGTGATGAGGATACACCAGAAATATCTTCACAAGCATATTCTACCATACTATGTATTTTATCAATATTTAATACTTCACTTTCCCTACTATTACGTTTGGAAACATTTATAGACTTATTGCTTGATACCATTAATTCTCCTAATTAACAACGCTTGTATGTATTTAAATTTGTGAGTGCTGATAAACCTGAATAGGTATTATCAAAAATATTTTCTTGGATTTGTTGTTTTGTCTTACCTTTAATAATCATTTCGTTAATATCCTTTTCCTTTACATTCTCTGGCCATATAACTATCATATAGCCATTATCAATTATTTTATACATCCTATCAATAATTTGTTTATTTCTAGGTTCATTATCAAAAACAAAAACAACATCTTTTGTTTCTACTGGTAATATCAAATCAGCCCCAGCGGATGCTATACAATTATCTATAAACAAACTATCTAAAGGACCTTCTACTATATGTAATCTTTTATGAAAATTAACACGTTCAAGTCCATAAATTTTTTGTTTATTCTCCTGTAACTTAATTGTTATGTATTTTGGTTGTTCTTTTCCAAATGCTCTACCTTGAATTGCAAAAACCTCATTATCAACATCATAAAAAGGTATAATCAATCTTGGGTGTTCATACTCCTTATTTAGTTTAACAAACGTCCCTGGTCGTATCGTATTTACATACTCTTGGAACTTATCACATAAAAACAGTTTTGAAAAATATTCTTCAGGTATTTTTCTATTTCTTAAATATTGTCTAGCAGGATGATTTATACTTATCTCACTAAACGGTGTTAGCTTTTGTAAAGGCGAAGATTTTAATTTCTTTTTTGTATCATTTTTAAATTTTTTAAATATATCTAATTCAACCGATGGTTTATTGCCTTTATATTTTTGTAAAATGTATTGGTCATATAAATTTGGGTCTACTATTTTTATTAAATTAGCTAAATTGTGGGATGCCCCACAATTATGACACTTAAAGAACATATCTACTTTTACCCTATACAAATATGCTCTTGCTTTTGTTTTACTCTTTTTAGAATCCCCACATACAGGACATCTAAAATTAAATAAGTAATCTCTTTTCTTTTTAAACTGCTGTAATCTTGGTTGAATTTTGCTAATGTAATCTAAATCAATATAACTCATTTTAAATACTTTTTATACTATTATATCAAATTGTATAAGTTTGTCAAGCTTTTACAAGTGGCACAAACCGAACTCCAATTAATGATTTTGTATCATACATTTTTGTGCCTGTTTTTGTAATCAATTCTAATTTACCATTATAAGGTATAAGCATTTGTCCCCCAACTTTTAATTGGTCAACTAACAATTGTGGAATTTCATTTGCCATTGCTGTAACAATAATTTTATCAAAGGGGCCTTTTTCATCCCAACCTTTATAACCATCACCAACTTTTAATTGTATATGTCCATAACCTAATTGTAATAATAACTTTTGTGTTCTTTGTGATAATTTAAAAATTCTTTCTACTGAATATATATCTTTTGCTAATTCTGCTAATATGGCTGCTTGATAACCTGAACCAGTACCTATTTCTAATACTTTATCTAAAGGTTTTATATTAAGTTTATCAGTCATATATGCCACAATAAAAGGTTGTGAAATAGTTTGCCCATAACCTATTTCTAAAGGTGTATCTGCATAAGGATAATCTTTAACAAACTTATGACGTGGTACTTGACGCAATGCATATACTACTCTCCTACTAATAGACTTATCATACATTAAAATAGTCTTAATCATTTGATCCACTGCTCTAGTTTTATATACCATATACCATCTTTTCTATAGGTCGCTTTGCTCTTTTCATTATATCATTTGCTATTTTCACTTCATACATATTCAACATTAATGATTGTAATATTCCTGGTAATGTAATTCTTTTCATATGTGGACACAAATTACAAGGTCTAACAAATTCTACATTTGGATTTTCTATTGAAACATTATCACTCATTGAACACTCCGTAACCATTAATACTTTACGTGGTTGTTTTTCTTTAACATAATTGCTCATTTTAGATGTTGAACCTGTAAAGTCCACTTCAGCAATTACTTCAGGTGGACACTCTGGATGAGCTAAAATAGTTATGCCTGGATTATCTTCTCTATATTCTCTAATTTCTTTAGCAGTAAATTTTTCGTGTACCATACAAGTGCCGTGCCAAGATATAATTTTAACCTTTGTTTCTTTAGCAACATTTTTAGCAAGGTATTCATCTGGAAGAAATATCACTCTATCAGTACCTAATGATTCAATTATCTCAACTGCATTGGAAGATGTACAGCAAATATCTGTTTCTGCTTTAACTTCAGCAGACGTATTTACATAAGTTACAACTGGCACACCTGGGTATTTTTCTTTTAATAATCTTACGTCTTTACCTGTAATAGATTCTGATAATGAACAACCTGCTTTAGGGTCTGGAATTAAAACTGTTTTATCTGGACTCATTAACTTAGCTGTTTCAGCCATAAAATAAACACCACACATCAAAATAGTATCTGCTGTTGTTTTCGCTGCTTCTTTTGCTAATTTTAAAGAGTCTCCTACTATGTCAGCAACACAATGATATATCTCTGGCGTCTGATAATTATGAGCAAGAATAACTACATTTTTTTCTTTTTTTAATTTATTAATACTCTCAATATAAGGAGAAAAAAACGGCCATTCTATTTCAGGAATAACTCTTTTTACTTTTTCATATGTATTCATTTGTATACTATTATATCATATTATACAAGGTTGTCAATGTTAAATGAAAAAACTAATTACAAAATAGGCCATAATACCCAAAACCAAAGCAATAGATACAATACCAGCCCAATAATAAAGTTTATGCAAATATTTAATCATTCTTCCTCTTTTTCCACAGTTTTGAATCTTTCCTCCATGGTTTGAGGTCTAGTAATATATAAAGGATAAGTCCTCCTGTAAAAGACAATGCTAAAAACCCAAATATTGCTTTAATCATTAGTATCATATTATTTAAAATAAGATTATTTTTTCCTTATATCATATATCACCCACGCAATATAACAAACAACTATAATAATAAGTAATATTTCTGTCATCATTAACCAAATAATTTAACAATCATTCCAAAATTACCAGATAATACTAAACCTAATATAATACAGCCTCCTATAAGTATATATCTCCACTTCTCTAATACTCCAACACGCTCAGCAAACCCATTTTTCATTGAGCGTATTTCTATCATCAATTTTTGTTCTGTTAAATACAATAATTCTTTAAATTCTTTTGCTGTAGTATTAATCCTATTATGTACTTCTTTAATATTATTATCTGTTTCAGTCCGCCTATTTTCTACCAAATCAAATAAATTTCTATCAGTTATTTCTTGCTGTGCTATTTTTTCTTCATGCACAGCCAACATTTGTTTTACATAGGTTGAAACATCTGTAAGCTTTCCAATAGCAGTATCTAATCTACTGTGTATATCCTTAGCTTGTTTAACATCTTTTTTTAAAGAAGCTATGTCTACTTTTAATTCTGTATGGTTGGTATCTGACATTGGTATATCCTAATCCGTCTGTATAATTGTTATTTCTTCTTGGCCAGAACTACTGCCAATATCAAAATGTTGTGATTCCTTATCTTGTAAAATTTGAACATCTGCCTCCTCAGCTGTTTCAAGTTTTAAATATGTTCTATGATTATCATTATATCTATTTATGATTGAGTGGTTACTAACGGATGTATCAACATCAACGTTATAGGTATTGCTACCTGTTGTATATCTTCCTGTTAATGTTTCAGAAGTTTTTACACCATCAGTTGTTGTCGTTGTAGTTTGAGTAATATCTCCTGTGGTATAATTTAATATTTCACCACTAGTTGTTGTTGTTGTTTCTGATTTTGAATTGTCAACCCATTCTGTACCACAAGCAGAGTTAGCATTGTCCCAATAGTATCCCCAATTAACACAATCAGTTTCATTATCTATATCTGCTAACCATAATTCTAATTCAGCGTCTATATCGTAATCATCCTCATAATTATATTCATCTTCAAATGATGTAGAATCATCTCCTGAATCTTGGTATGAACCTGTTAACACCCAATTATATGTCCATTCAAAATAATTATTCCAATCTGTATTGGTCCATTCGGAAACATATTTGTCTTTTAATCCTTCCATCTTCCAAGGTTTAGGTTGTCCTGTACACCACTCTGGTTTATCCCAAGTACCACACCAACCATACCATTTTTTCCATATTTTTCTAGCACCCTTTTCCCAAGAATTATAATCCTTAAATAATGACCAATCATCTTCATACCAAGCGTTTAAATAATCTAACCATTTTTGGTCGCACCAAGATAAATCGTAACCATTATACTCACAATAGTTTTGTATTGTTAATTCAGGTGGCCCACCTGCCGCTATGTAATCTGCATTAGCATAATAACTTGTTGATAAATCAAAATCATCATAAGTGTATCCAACAACCGTTGATGTTGCTTCTTCTTCAACCTCTCCAGTTATATCTTCTTCTTCTGCTTTATAAGAAACTAATCCATAATCTTCTAATAAACTATTATATTCATCTTCATAAGCATCCCAATCAACCTCTTCCCAATTAACATCATCCCAATTAACATCATCCCAAGAACAACCTTCACAACCAATAGCTTCAAGGTATGCTTGATCCATTTCTGAATACATCTTTTTAGCTTCGTCCCAATCCATTTTCTGTTCACCTTCAGCATCCCATACTGATATTTGATTTTCTTCGTCAATATAACCCCAATCTTTTAAATCTTCTTCCCATTCATCATAATAAGAAGTATCAACTTCCGATTCTTTTACTGCTTGGTCTACTGCGGATTCTTCTACTGATTTTGAATCTAATATTGTTTCTGTTCCAGAAGTACCTAAATCTTTAGTAGTATCATATGTGTCTGCTGTTTCTGTAATTGTAGCTTCTTCAGAAATAATAGCTTCTTCAATTTTTTGTAATTCTTCATTGTTTTCTTTTCTATTAAATTGTTGGTTGTGCTTATCTTTTATATCATCATCAACACTATCAATATCAAATAAATTCTTTTTCTGGTTATGATCCAATGCCGATGGAGTTTTAATCATAATATCAGAACCAACTACGGTTACGGAAGTATATACATTTGTTAATGTTTGAGAACCTGCTTCATTGGTTACGGTTACTGCACCTACTTGACCTTCACTATCTGGAAGTAATGTAATTGTTGTTTGACCTGAAGTATCTACCATACCTGAAAAAGCAGTACCTTGTACGGTGATAACTGCTGTTGGGGTAATCATATTAACTTCACCACCTAATGATTTTATTGAACCTGATTCGTATGTAAATGTACCAACGTTAATTGATATGTTCATAGCAATTTCTATTGGTATAACAGACGTGTCAAAAGCAAATTCATCAATAATTAATTCTGTATTAGGACCCATTGTAAATTTAGTGTCATCTTTATAATGTAAAATCATACCACCATCTTCTCCAGTTTGGAGAAAATCGTTCATTTCTAAAAGATAACCTTTAATTACTTCTTCGGTGCGGCCATCTCTTTCATTCCAAGTTTGACCCATTTTATCTGCTACCGAACCAATGGTTACAGCTAATGCTTGTGTAGTGAATAGTACCAGAAAGGCCAGTACAAATAAAATTCTTTTCATTTATTTAACACCCACCAGTTATCGTAGTATTATAATCTGCTGATTGGGTGTTTCTGTTATATGAATAAGTACAACTATCATTGCCGTCCTGATTTACATTTAAAGTATAATCGTATATTGAATCACCTGATATATAAAGGTAAGCATAGTTGTCATCATTAAGTTGT